TTCCGACATTAATAGCCATATTAGTTTATGTTAATTTTATAATCAATCCGAAACTGCTCTCCTGTATCTTTTACAATAGCAGTATCGAGCAATGCACTTGTTAAAAGAATAGTTCCCATCTTTACCCCGATTTTATTGTAAGTTCCATTTGCCAACTCACCATCTGTGAAGAATCCTGAGAAGTCAATCACATTAGCCTGACCTCCTGTGCTTACTGTAATGAACTGCACATCAGTATCAACCTGTGTACCACCAAGCGAAGTATCTGCAACGGTCGGGGTAGTAGCATTTGTTGATAGTGTTAGCTGTGTGATTGCGATAGGTGTTGCGGTAATTCCAGCGAGTCGTCTTGCTATCAAGTTTCTACCAAATCCGTTAGATGATACAACAAGGTTTTTTTGCCAATCGGTAACATAAATAACCTCACCTTGTGCGTTGAGTTTTGTTACTTTAAATTCTCCTTTTATTCCAGCGTTTTCTATCTGCATCGTAGTTTCATTATATCACAGGTCTATGACCAAGTAGAGAAATTCCAAACAAAAGTGTCGGGATTATCCTCTGCATCATTCGCTGCCCACTTGTAGGGAGCTGAAGATTGCTCTACTAACTGCACGCCAGTATCGACTACGCTCATTATCTCTGTTGGCTGTTGAATAAAGTTAAGTAGAGTTTCCTGTGCGTCCTCTGTAATGGTTTCATTAATAAGTGAGTTTTGTAAGAACTCGATAATGCCCAAAGTCTTTACTGTTGCAAAGTCTACATTGTAAACAACACGCTCTCCGAAAGCGTCGATTGGTTTTGCTGTGACTGACTGAATAATAATATCAATATCCTTATCCCGTATCGTAGAATTAATGTTCAGTCTTTGACCAGCCTTGAGTCCATGATTTGCTGTGCTGAATGAACCCTCATTGAGTTCGTTTGCAAAACTATCAAGCTCTGCTATAGCCCTTTCGATTGCCTCATCGTTTGTTGAGATTGTATTGTCTGATACTTGGTACTCAAAGATACCGTATTCGGCGATACTGTCGTCGTTTGTAATACGAACCACAACTGGTATTTCAATGTTACCAATTACTTCAATTACATTTCCAACACTTGGAAAGTTCCCTGCGGTAAATCGGATATACTTTTCTTGGTATGACCACATAACATCAAAACTAGCGTCATCATTAAGGTATTCAACACCTACAGTTTGCACAACATCATTTACTTCTACAATAGGCTCTCCTGCGAACTTATAACCTAGTGGATATACATCTTGGTCGGCGTCCTGACACACTGTCGTTTCAGTACGAGGCGTTGAACTTGGATTAGTACCACCTCTAACAGTTACTTTATTTCGTAGTTGCGTGATGTCCTCTGTGATTGCAAGCGACTCATAAAAATAGTTCTTTGATGTATCGGTTATGTTAAAAGGTGCTTCCTCTGTGTTACGAGCAAAGAAGTGAATATCTTTTTGGTAGTCTACATACCAGTAGGCGTTCAAAGACTTTGCGAGCTTGTCAAAACATTCTGTTACAGTGAGTCCATTAAAAGAAAATGATTTGATAGTCTTAGAAAGTACTACATTGTTAGTTGTGAAACCATCATCTGTAAAGTCTGTCACAAGGGCGTTAACGATTGCAATAAGTGTCGTGTTCTCATACCTATTTGTCACAAGTTCTCTTTTAAGGTATTGAGAATAGTCTGAACACTTAATATTGAATACTAATTGATTACCTGCGTTTGCTGATTCGTCTATCCTTACGATTGCACCCCCAAAGATTACCACGCTGTTGTTGGTTACGATCACCTCATCATTTAATTGTGGTCTGTATACTTTATTGTCTTGCTTTTTTATACGAAAATCACACGAGTCTACTCGGTTGTTTATCTTGTTTGAAATTTTAAGCGAGGATAGGAGAATTGATGATGTCCTATCAACACCTCCTATGTTAATTATCATACCTGTGCGTTAAGTTTAACAATGCTCATAAGTTTATTACCAATCTTTTCTGCCATGTCGTCTTCTCCCATGAATGAGTTACCTGTGATGTTAATCACAACTCCACCACCTCCACCAAGTGAGTATGGGTTTTTGGTAGCGATTAAATAGTCGTCTGGGTGTGTGGTAATAATATTACCGTCTGGTGAAATAATGGCATCATTTACACTCATTGTTCTTTTTAGAAAGTTACCTCCTGAGCTAAATAAACCACCAATACCACTCTTTGCTTTTCCAAGACCCCCCTTTATACTTCCACCGACTATAGATGCTCCCTCTTTTAAGTTCTCTAGTTGTCGCAAAAGTGGTGCCATTAGTTTCATTATGAAATCAATAGCCTTTTTAAATATGTCAGTTATAGAATCCCAAGTTATAGCAAAGCCATCTTTCATGTTTGCAAACAAACTTGCAAAGACTGCCTTTATGGAGTCAAAGTTTGCAATAAACAATCTTATCCAACCTAGTAGCCCACCTGTTAGTATATTACCTACCAACAAGAGCCAACCTTGCGTTGAGTCGCCTAGTCCAGTCCACCAGTTAGCAAAGAAGTTGCCGAGTCCTATAAACAATTCTTTTACAAAAAGAACTACGCTATCCCAGTTTTTATATAGTAAATATAATCCAGCACCAAGCAACACAAGACCACCTAATATCAATGCAATAGGGTTAGCCATTAGAAAAGCGAGTGCTGTCCCTAGTGCTCCGACCACGGTCGTAATAAATCCAAATCCTGCAATAATTTTAGGCAGTAGTAGACCGAGTGTACCTATACCTCCAATAAGTCCTGCAACCGCCAAAGAAACTAGAGCTATATTTTTTGTCAGTATTGGATTTTCCTGAACCCATGAAGCTATTTTATCAACAACGGGAGCAATCTTTTGAACCAAATCATTAAGAAGTGGAACAAATACTGAACCAATTATCTCTTGCATATCCCCGAAGGAGTTTTTAAGAGCTTGCATACCTCCTTCTGCAGTACCTCTTGCAGCTTCATTCAAACCACCAAAGTTTTGTGCGAGTACATCTGAAAGGGTGGCTGACCTTTCCATCTCTGTTCCAGTTTTTAGAATCTCTTCCTGTGCTTCAGAAAAAGTAATTCCCAATCGTGATAAAGCACCCACTTGCCCCATCATAACTTTACCAACCAAGTTACCAATGTTAATCATGTCTTCCTGGGTTGCGTTTACGCCCTTAGTAGCTACCACTAAGTCAAGCATTCCAGGAGTCAGTTTTGAAATAGTTTCAGTTTGAAGTGCAAAAGTAGCTAGTTGGGATTGACCAAATGAAGTTACTTCATCACCTACTACACCCAATTTTTGCAACGCACTCGCTTGTTCTTTAAGTGCCAGCACACTTTTTTCCACTTCCCTCGTTACTACCTTTTCCCATGTTGCCCTGTCTTTATAAACTTCTACTTGTTCACCTGTAGCAACAACTACGTTTTTAATCAATGTTTCTAAACGCTTGTCAGCTCGTTCCTGTTGTGCAAATGCCTTCAGTGAAGTTCCAACAGCAGCAGCGATTCCAGCAAATGCCACAGTTCCAACTGCTGCCATTCCTTTGAATTCAGACTTTAGCCCCTTTACTTTACCCTCAAAACCTTGCAACGCTTTAGATGCATTGTCTTTAAGGTCGAGTATGATGCTTAGATTATTTGTTGCCATTGCGTTTTTGCTTATTGTTTTCGAGCTTTCTTTTTGTTGATATTATTTGCGTGTAGCATTTAACATCAACGACATTCAACTCTCGTATTTCTTTAGGTGTCCACCCATACTCTGTGGAAAGCATCTCCATCAAAACCATGTTTGACGGGGGGGATTTACCCTCTAACTGCCACACTAAAGAGCTACCCCCTATGCTTTTTTTACTGCCTGCTCGATTCCTGCAATCAGTTTTTGTATCTCTTGTGATAGTTTTGTACCGTCAACAATAGACAAGTTTCTTCGCCATTCGTTTGAATACTTAACCTCGTTATTGTCATTGTCTAGAATTGATACGACTGCCACCTCTGTAAGTTTTGCGTTTCCTTTTAGTAGGTTTGATTCGCTACCGATTTCCATCTGGACATCTTCCATGTCACCGAATGATAATTCGTCTTTTGTAGTTACCTTGTACTTTGTTAAGTCGATTTGCATATTATTTTGATTATACTTCGTAAACATCTGTTAAGTTCTGTACTGATACTGTCGCCATTTCTGCGTCTGTGTTGTTGTAGAAAGCCTTGAATTCGATTTCCTCTGTAACGAGGTCATCATTACCTCCTGAGCGTTCCCAACCTTGAATTTGTACTTTGTTAAGTAGAGTAACAATTTTTGGTGAGTTACCTCCTGCAAGTACTGCCTCTCCTACGATAGCGATTTCCATGTAGACTGCTGTGTCTGCTGTAAACAAGTCTTTGAAAGTGTCATCTACATAATTCTTTGTGATGTTTCCACTAATAGATAGCTTTGAGTTATAGTTATCTGGTGAGAATGAACCAAAAGAGAAGTCTGCGATTGCTCCAGTATCAAAAGTGATACCAACTTCTTTTGCTTTGATTGCTGTCGCACCAGTTAGACCTGCCTCTGTTGCTGCTATTTTGATTGTGATGTCTTTTCCGATGAAGTCGTATTCTGTATCGTATGATGCTGTGTCTGCATTTGTTGTTGCTTCTGCGAACATAAGATTTGATGAGAATCGTACGAAGTCATCAGTTGATGCTGTGATTTCTAGTGTATTTACAACTCCAGTGTCGAATACTTCTTGTGATACTCCTCCGTCTTTAGCGATAAGAGAAAGTGTAGGGTGTAGGATATTCTGCAACATAGAAAATGCGTGGTTTCGCACTGCACCTGTAACTGTTGTTGTGTCTACCTGTCCGAACACATTAAAGAACAAATACCCTACAACATCGGCGTGTACGATACCTGCAATATCTCCGTCATACCATTTCTTGATTACTCTTGAATTGGTTGAGTCTTCCATAACTCCTTGAGAGTTATCGTCAATAACCTTTTCTGCTCGTGCCATTACATCAGCACTAACATTCTTTACCCATTTTGATGCTGTCGCTACAGGTGTACCTCTTGTTCCTTCAATAGAAATTCCGAGCTCAATTTGTTTTCCAATAATTTCTGCCATATTTTTATAATTTAATTTTTAATTGTATCTATGTTGCGATACTTACCTATATTATACCACGCCTAGTTATTCGTAAGCGTTTTAATCTCTAGTGTCATATCAACAAACGCTGTTTTGTTTTTCTGTTCGATAGAAAGTCCAAAAGTATTAGCTGATACCTTAGCCCATACTCTATGACCGTCTATTGTGTTGAGATTCCAGTTTGTATCAAAGTGTTGCATTACATCGTCAAATGTTTTTGGCAATATGGTCTGATATACCTGTTGGGTTGTAGCTCCTGCAATGTTTACTACAACGAACATTGAGAAGGTATAAATCTTAAAGTTCTCCTGATTAGTTTCAAAGCTATTCTCTACGCCTGTTGGGTATACGATAATCGCAGGGTACGCACGAGGGTCGTCTTGTAAAGGGTAAGAATATACCTCTTGTATGTTAGGTATTGCCTCGCACGCTGTTCGTATTTCTGTTATAAGTGTTTCTATCATATATTTATATTATATCATTATGAGCCTAGCTCGTCTGTTATCGTTTGTAGAAGTTTCTTCGCCTCGGAGTTTATTTTATTCTCCTGAGTCTTTACTGCGTAATCAAGCCAAGGTCTCTCTTGCATTTTATAAGTACCGTCATGTACAAACTTTGCATAGGGCGACTTTCTCTCGTTGACACTAATCACTAACTTAAAAGGTTCTATTTTATACTCGTGAGATTTCTTTAGGTTTCCTGAGTCGAGTGGAGAACCACCACCTGCACTACTAAGCCTCCAAGGCGATTGCACGATAGAGCTTTTATAGAAAGAATTAGCCCTCACTAGAAAAATATCAGTGGCGTCTTTTACCTCTTGGGGAAACTTTTGGATTGCCCTTGTCAGTTTCTCACTGTCTATCTTCATGCTTACTGCCATATTAGTTTTCTTGAGTTTTCTCTAATATAAGTTCAAGGTGCTTATTTGCCCCTATAAAGGAGTTATCTTGTATTAAGCGTACATCGTACCTGTTTGTCCCTACAACGAGCGTATCGCCCAATTTGACGCTTGTAGAGGGGTCACACCAAGCTATATAGGGAACAGTAAAGTTAAGTCCTAAGTTCTCCACCATTTCTGGTGAGGCTTGCTGGATATGTCCTTTGAAAGTTCCAATAGTTCCAAGTTCTGATGACGAATAGCCGTCTGCTGTAGTCCACACATTCCTTTGTATAGTAAATGTAGTTGTGTAGTTTCTTGAAATCATTTTTATATTATTATTCGCCTTCGTGACTGTAGTGTCGCCATTGCAAGCGTTGAATCGTCTTTGTGACTGTCGCTCTTGTACTTCACTGTGTAGTTACCAATCTTTTCGCTTTCTACTTCTCCGTCTTGGTTAGTATTAGCGAGAACAATACCTGAAACAAGAACAACACAGGCGTGTCGTATGTCGTCTGGTACTTCCTCTGCATATCCCCACTTAGCAGTAACTCGCACATTCATTGTTCCATGTGGAACGACCTCATCTTTCATGAGGATATCTGTTTTTGCGTTCCCATTGAAAGGAACTGTTACAAAGTTGGTAGTCGCTACAAAGTTTTCTGCGTAGTCATCACCGAACTCTACAACAGGCGTACCAATAAAGTGTCCTACATTAAGCATATTGCACCCATTACCATTAAATAGTCTAGCGTTTGCTGTTGTGTCGGCTAGCCAGTCTACTCCAGTTACCTTTTCGATGTGAGCTGATACTCCTTGAATCCATTGCTCTACTTGTGGCTCAAAATCGTCTGCTATTTCTAGCAAAAGGTAGTTGGCTATGTCGGCGACTGTACAATATAGTTTATTCACTTTTTTTCTTGATTATCTCGTCACTCTTCATTTTAGTATTACTAATAAACGAAGTCAGTCGATACTCTTGTCGTAACTTTGGGTCAATAGGTTTATCAAACTCTACTTTCTTTCCTGTTTTTTTGTGTGTGTATTTGTAAGCCATATATATATTATATCATTTTCACTGCTAAATAAGTAACAGGGTTTTATCCCTGTGACCTATTAATAGTCAAACTATTATGCTTCTACTGTTGCAAGTACTACTGCCGCTGTTGGCAAGATAGTGATTGCTCCAACTCGTGACACAAATCGTACAGCCTCTCGGTCTGTAGTGATAAGGTTGATGTCAGCGTCTGCAGCAACATTTCGTACTGTTCCTGCGTTGAATCGGTCTGCTACTAGTCCGTTCTTGAATCCTAGGATTGATGACTTTTTAAGGTCTGCAAGAAGTAGACATACTCCGTCAGTTGCGGCAACATCTGATGCTGCTGTCATAACTTCTACAGATACAAATGGCTTTCCAGCAAGAGTAGCGAAGCCACTGTTGTTGATAGGGTCATTGTAAATGAATCGTCCGTCTCCGTCTTTTAGAAGTCGAACAATAGTTTTGATCGTTCGGTTTCCGTAATACTTTGCATTAGCATGTGCTCCCTCTGGAAGTACATCTTGCATTTCGTAGATTTTATCTATTGTGATTGTAGATAGTGCTCCTGTAAGGTTTACAACTGGAACTCCTGCATTAGCAGTAATACCTGTGAATCCTCCGTTAGCTGTATCTCCTGAACCTGTTCCCATGAAGAAAGCCTTGTCTTCTGCTTTTGCGAATCCTTCTGCAACTCGTGTTGCGATGAATGAGAATAGGTCAATTTCTTCGTCTTCGATAAGCTCTCGTGTAAGAGTTACGATTGCTGCTAGTTTCTTCAACTTTAGTTCTTGCTGTGCAAGTACGATTTGTGTTGATGGAATAACTGCTGCTTCTGCTACCCAGCCTACTGTTACATCAGTTGCTAGTGCGTTAGCTTCGTATGCGTTCTTTGAAAGAGGTGTTGCGAAGAATTCTCGTCTTGCAACTCCAAATACAGTTGTAAGGTGTCGGATTTCAGCTGAAAGCTCTGTGTCCACTGCATATCCTGCGAATGGAGAACCAGACTTGTCAGTTGTCATTTCCTTAGCCATTGTATCATCTCCTGAAAGGATAGCGTTTGTGAATCCTTTTAGGAAAGTGTTGTACTTAGCGTGCTTTTCTGCAATCTTTTCTTCTTGTGAACCTGCACCTGCTTTTGCAAGGTCTTTTTGTGCCTTTACCCAAGTTTCAACTTCTGATTTCATTTCTGAAATTGAGCTGTCTAGTTTCTTTGAAAGTGATTCCTCAAGTTTCTTTGATGTCTTGTTGAAAGCCTTTTCTACAGCTTCTTCAACTTCAACTTCGTCTGCTGGGTCAGTTTCAGGAAGATCAGCTACTGCTGAAATTTCTTCTGAAACTACTTCTGCGTCTTCTGACTCAAGTTCTTTAACCAAAACTTTTACTTCTGCTTTTTCTGATGCAGTTGCAAAACCTTTAAGCTGTAGAGCCTTGAGCATTTTTAGTAATTTACTCATATTTAATTGTTAACTTATATAATACGGGTCTGTCGGTGAGCAGATTAGTATACCGATTATCCCTAATTGTAAATATTATTTTAGTTGTCGGATTGATTGTAAAATCTTAACTTTGTGCTTTGCAAGGTTTTGTACTTCCATGTCTTGTACTGCTTTTGCAATTGAGTTGAGTAGTGCTTTTCTTTTATCAAAAATAGTTGCAGTTTCAATTTGCTTTTCTTCTACTACTTCGTCTATAGCATCCTCTACAATCTCCTCAATAGCTTTTTCTATTGTTGAGCGTGGATTAGCTGGCACTGCTACCATAGAAAGCTCTAGTAGTTGTGACTTAGTGATTCGTCCTTTAGCGTCAAAGGCTTCTGGTATGAAACCAATACTTGATGCTGATAGAGTTCCCTCGACTACCATTGCTTGTGCGAGTACTCCCTTTGGATTAGCCTTTGAGAACTGTAATTCACCTTTTAGTTTGTTATCCTCTACTCTTGCGTTGTTTACTTTTCCTATGATGTGCGTGATTGATGAATAGTTGTGCGAGTCTATAAGCACAGGGTTTTTCTTAAAGAACTTAAGGTCAAAGTTCTGCATAACGAAGTCACCATGTCGGTCTTCTTTATCATCTGACATTACCATTGTGTACACATCCTCGTCTTTGTCATCTGCTCCTTTGACAACAGTCTTTTCAAATTCAACGGGTACTTCTATAGAAAGTCCTTTGTGGGTTGACTTTACCTTATTCCAAAGTTCTTCGTAGTTTGTCACTTCGTAGTCTTGAAAAGTCTTTTGGTTTATAGTTAGAAATTTTTTCATAGTTTAATTATATCATAATGATTACACCGAACACTCACAATTAATAGTTTCTCCTGCACTTGCTGACGAGTCGAGTGGATACATCAGTCCATTTGAGAAAGGCATATCGATTGGTCGCTCTTCTCCGTCAATAGCTTGATGATTATCTCGCACACCTCCCTTTATTCCAGGTGACCATACCCATATCTTTGTCTTAAGTCCCATCTGCTCATAACTTTCCATTGTTGCCAATTGTTTAATAGCTGATGTTTCAGTGTTAGCGATAGTTTCTAGTCGATAGTCGTCTACTTTGTCATATACAAGTCCCACTCGGTCAACAAGTTGCTTTGTAGTTTCGTTGTTTTTATACCATTCTGATATTTGCTTTGATAGGTCTTTTGCTGTTGTGTCATTTACAGTAGTTGCAAAGAACTTAAATCGCTTTTCTACCGCAGTGTCGATTGCAGTCGAGTAGTTGAAAGCTCTATCAACTTTGAATATGTCCATGACTTCCTGTCCTGATTCCATCACAATATCTTTCATTGTAGCAAGGATTGGAGTCATGAGAGTAATCTCAAGGTTTACATTAAACAATTCTTCTGCGAGGGTTTTCACCTTCACTTGTTTTCTAGCCTGCACTGAGGCGACAATTCTTTTCTTCTGGGCGTTAAAGTAGCTCTTTAATTCAGCTTTGAATAGTCTTTGCTTTGATGCAAGGCTTTTCATGTGGCTGGCGTGGTATACCTGTCGAAAGTCTTTGTTTCGTAGTGGGTGTACTAAAATACCTTGCTTTACTATTGGTTGGGCGTTCTGGTGTATTACTTCATCTCCGTCTGTTACAGGCTCTAGTCCTAGCATTTCACGCTTCTCATTGAGTGTCACAGCGTTGACGTCATGACTTGCCCGTACTAATAGTATTTTAGCTTCAACATCTTCTGGTGTAGGGTCTACGAAGTCGATAGTCACATCTTTAGGTGCTAGTTTCCAATCAAGTAGATTTACAAGCTCGGCAATAATAGGCTTCATTGTTTCTCGTAGAAAGATTCGGATAGAGGCGTCTGCGTTAGCGTATGTTTGGTCTTCTGTGATACCCATAACTGATGCAGGTACTCCAGTAATGGCGATAATATCTCTTGCAAGTAGTTTCTTTGATTCGATGTAGGCAAGCTCGTTAATATTGAGTCCGAGTCTTTGGTAAGTAGCGTCACCTCCGAGGAAAAGAGGCGAACCTGCTTCATTGTTTGTATATCCCTCTTTGTAATCTTGTTTGAGTCTTGTTAGTTGCTCTGGGTTAAGGACATTCTTGAATGAGAACACGCCATCAACAACACCACCATTTTTAAGGATAGAGATTTGTTGGTTCGATGTTTCCTTATCTGCAAGAAGTGATTGCATACCTGCCTTTAATATTGAAATACCTTCTAGTGGATTCTTTGGGTTAGGGTTTACCCAGTAGATAGTATTCTCAAAAGGCACATCTCGTGTAATACCACTGTGAGTATCTGTGTATGTAAATGATTTGATTCTACTCATCTTTTCGTTCCTCTCGTAGTTGATTGTGATACCTGTTGAGTTGAGGATATGTAGTTCAGTAACGATTGCGTTCTCTGTGAACACTGAGTTGTTGGTTATCTTTTCTATAACACAAAAGCCTGTTGTATCGTGATAGATAGATGCTAGTTTCCAAAAGATGTTGCCTGTTTGGTAGTCGTTAGGTCGTGAGAGTAAGTCATTGAGCCAGTGAATAGTGTTTACCTTTTCATCTCGTATGTTCTTAATAACAAATTCTGTTTCTGATACTTTCTCTGCTCGCTTTGAAATACCTTTGTTAAGGTACAGTGAAGTTTCGTTCCAATTAAGTCCGTCTGTTGGGTTGAGCTTATAATCGCCACTGTGCCTACCGAGTGAGTTATAAAGAGAATATCGAGTATCTGCTGACTTCTTAAAGAAGTTAAATGGATTTTTCATATATATAAATATTATACCATATTACGCCACACCGATAAAAGGTTGTTTGAGTTTTGAGAATATTGCTCCTCGAAGTGAATCGCACAAATGGTCGTTACCATCTTGTGGCTCGTTGGTAGGATTCTTATTTCTATCCAACGCCCAGCAGTAGCCTTGCATTTCTTTGATAAGGTTTACACTGTCCTCGGTGTAGTAAACATTCTTACCTAGTAATAAATCAACACCTGCTTTTCGTGAGCCTTTCCCCTTTGTAGTGTTAATAGCGTTCCACCCGTAGGTCTGTAGCTCTGCTGTAGACTTTGGCTCTGCACCGTCTGCGAATATCTCTGAGTACTTTGGTATTCCTACCTGTTCCATTCTCTCCGATAGCCTTTTGTTGATGAGTCCTGTTTCGTAGATAAGCTCCTTTACATAAATATTATCGTTATGCATCTTTATCTCGCATACTGCTGCACTATCTTGAGAAAACCCATAATCAACACCAAAGAACGAAGTATAATCAAGCTCGTCAAACTCCTTGCTTGTAATTGGTTGCCAGTCCTTGAAGATACGACCTCTCGCTCCTGACGGTACATATCCCATAATCATATTGTGGTAATGGTCTGGGTTTACTCGCTTATACTTATCAAAGTTATCTAGCGTAGTCTGGTTGAGGTTGTGTAGGTTGTCTTGGTAGTTTGAGTATACAAATAGCGTTGAGTCCTTTTCACTGTCTTTTAGCTCTGCCTTATAAAAACCATCTATCCCAATGTCGAGAAGATTAAACCACCTTTTAATTATCCAGTGTTCCTTTGGAGGAAAGTTAAACAGTAAGAATATCTTAATGTCTGCCTTAATCGTTCGTAGTGAATCGTCTAGCTGTAGAAAGTCCTCCTCTGATACTTCCTCTGCCTCCTCGATGATCACATCGGTATATCCTGCGAGTGATTTTAACTTTGCTTTCTGGTCGCCTGATGACTTCCTGAATCCAATACCATTAATAGTATTTTTATTAAGGTTGATTGTAAGCGTATGCTCTTTAACATCAATGGTGCTTTTGCCTCCTGTTAGTTCGTTCTCCTCGAGCCTATCCACTATTTCTTGGAATATAGAGTTACGAACATCACCGAGTACATACCGCATGATTGCACATCGGAAGTATGGCTTTGATATAAGTGATGACATTGCATACTGACTAGCGAAGTAAGAACTACCTCCAGCACGCCCTCCACCAATAAGGATATACCTCTTGTTTGTTGTGAGTATAGGTGCGTAAGGCTCTAGTATCTTATTTCTCATTTTCTAGTCTTGGGCTAGCGATAACCTCCCATTCTATCTTGTGGATTGACTCAAGTGGGTTGCCATCTTTTCCAGTAAGCTCCTGTTTATCCGAGTAGCCATGCTTAGTCATAAGTAGTTTAGCCATAACAGGATTATATTCTCCTGATATACCATTACTCGTTAGTCTTTGCTCTTGTTCGCTTAGTATTAGCTTTAAGATGTAAGAAAACTCTGCCTTTTCTTCTTGACTTCCCCAGTCATATATGGTTTCTCTTGATACTCTTAGGTAACATGCTAGACCTGCAATACTTGGTAAATTAACTATCTTTTTCAGTCTTGTCTTCTGTACTCCATTCTCATCTAGAACAACATCACCATCTTCTGTGTAGATAGGTACTTCTGTGTACTTGTCCTTACAGTCTGCAAGGTACTGTTTTGCAAGTGCTACTGTGTCTTTTGTGTAGAGTGTTGGTCGAGCCATATACTCTTATTATAACACGAGCCTCCCCTCTTTGTCCTTAAAGTTTCCTGTTGCAATTATTATAATATCTATCAATGCCCATATACCTGTTACGAGTAGTCCTATAAAAGAAAGTGTAAGCAGTAGCATAGCGATTCCTGAACCTATTTTCCCTACATAGAATCGGTGAATACCGAATGCTCCTACAAATATTGCAAGTAGTAGCGTTACTAGTAATTGTTTATCTGATTTGTTGTTTGTTTTTTTCATAATTATTTTATTGTTGCTGAGCCATAGCAGTCACGATTGACCGTATTCCCTCGTGGTGTGCTATGCCTGCAATTTCCATTAATATTTCAAGCGTTTCATCTCTATCTTTTTCTTTGACAAGTTTTAGTATTCTCTTAAAGTTGTCTGATTGTTGTTCTGGGTGTGTTTTCATAATTATTTGTTATTTTCTGATACGCTTTTAACAATTCTTACAATGTCGAGAAGTGTTATTGCTGTTGGATTAATGTGTAACTCTGTATTTGAGAATGTTTCAAGTTCCTTTACCAATACATCATGTTCTTCTGCTAGCTCGAATACAAGTGGGTACAATGGCTTTAGTGTTTCTGATGCCTCACAGTTCTTACCTAGATTTTGTACTTCGTACCATAGCGTTGCTCCTTTGACTGTAGACTTTACTCCTTTGCGTTCAATATCAAAGTCGTTGTCCTTTGTGTTTTCCAGTGCTATTGAGTATTCATGCGTTAGCCTTTCTTTATTGGTTTCGATTCTTGCGTAAATGTTTTCTAGTGTTTTGATGTTTTCTTCGTTGAACATAGTTTTATTTTTTATCTTTTTCTAATTCTTCCTCCTCCTCCCACAAGTCCTTTGTTGTGAAAGTGTATTCTATAATCTGACCTTTGTGTTCTGTTTGCCCCTCTGTGCTTGCTGATGAGGATAGTACAAGCACTAGGCTATCAAGTGTTGATGGTTGTATCTGTTCCTTTGAGTTAAACTTGAATGTTCCTACGAATTGCTCCGTTTCGTACTCATAGCCTGATTGTGTTTTCTTTTCAGTGAATGTCATATTATTTACATATTTCCACCTTTAATGTCGTTGATGGTACGAATACTATCCTTACTGGGTATAGCTTGTTAGTCCTGTTGGGGATAGTTATATCTCCTTGTCGGCATAGCTTGAACTTGAAGTAGCCAAAGCCAAATATTACTAACTTCCAATCTAGAAAGTCTTTTTCTTTTCGTATTACCTTTAATGTTGACATAATATCTTTTACTGTAAGCGATGTCGGTGCTAGGTATCGTTTGAGTTCTGGTTGTCGCTTTGTCATATATACTATTATTATATCATACTGCGTGCCTTTTGCACATCTTCTGGTATCATCTTTAAAAACTTATAATCTCTTTCTACTAGCTCGTACTGCTCTCTACCTATTGCGTGACCTAGTGTGTATGCTAGGTATTTTATTCTTAATTCGTGATACAGCCATATAGTTCTATCTAGTTCTGTAAAGTTATTCTTTAGGTGCATAAACAGGTCTATCGTCTGTATCGTTACCTTGTATCATTGAATCTCTAAGTACTATTAGTCCTCCGATTGCTTTTGTAATATGGCTAAGTCCTGATTCTTTATCTGTGTCCTCGCCCTCAAACCACGCAGTTAAGTGCCTTAGTGTGCTTGAGTAGTATGTTGAGTAGCATACTCCTGCCTCTCGGAAGTTATATGCACCATACTTTGTTGCACCCTCTGTAAGAGCCTCTGCTACTTCCTTGAGTACTCTTGGTGGTACTAGGTGAAACTGTATCTTTGTTTTTCCTATCTCTTCTTTAGGGTTGACTTGTTTTTCCTCTATCTTTTCTTGTCTGGTTTCTAACTTAATCTTTTCTGGGTCAAAGGTATCACCATGGGAGGACACGACACCATGGCGATGTCTTCCATAATAGTCATCATCCCAAGTAGCTACTTCCCATTTGCTTGTAACTGGGTGTTTTGTTTGTTTGTTATAAGTGCTCATATATTATTTATTAGTTTCCAGTTTTTAATGTTTATAGGTCATATCAAATAATAAAAGTTAGTAAAATCTAACTCTTTCTGTTTATGAATCTATAGAGAGCAAGGCAATGTAAGAAGGCTTCCTTGTAGAGTTTGGTTTTTGTCTTACTTCCAATCTTAATTTTTGCTTCTCCTTCCTTATTTAATTCTTTAGGAATATTGATTACAAGATAGCCTGCACAATCTTTTATCTTTTCAAGTTCTTCAAGAGCAATCTCATAGCCAGCCATCTGAACATAATTCATATCATAAATATCCCTAGCTGTTTTTATATCTGCAATATATTTCTTTCCTTTTATTTCAACAACTAGGTCAACTGTTCCTGCATACCAATGTTCCTCTGAATAAAGCCTTTGTTCCGATAAGAGAAATGTTACATCTTTTTCTTCTGCCCATTCTATAAACTTACCGACCATTTTTTCAACCTGTTCTGTTTCGTAAATTGGTAAGAACTTTCCTTTGAATATTTTACTGTTAGCATAATTCTCAATATGGTTATGAACCATTGTTCCAATATCTCCTGCACTATCTCTCTTTCTGCACCAAGCCTTCCGAGAGCCTTCGAGTGATTGCTTACTGACTTTATATATGTTTTCCTTTCTGTCATAGGTTGCTTCTTTTATCACTGAATCTATAGCCATATTAGAAGCCCAACCAATCAAGGCAGGTTTTTCTACTACACCAATCACAGTTGTAACGCCAGTTAGTCTTTTTCCGTCTAATGTATAGCTGTGTGTACTCTCCTTGAATTCAAATCGTGGCTTATCCATATATTATTTAGTTATCTTAGTACTAACCCCTCTTCGTTCACACTCTGCAAGTAGCTCTTCATCGGTAAGTGTGCTTGTAGGTTTTTCTTCAATAGGTGTTATTTCATACTCACCAAGTACATATTGATTTTTCCAGAAAGTTGAGCCAGTCTTATCTGTAATATCTGTAATTTTCCCACTGTCATCCCCTCCGATAAAATGACCTTTTGTAAAGTTTGCTTTTGCGGATACACGAGCATTGCCAGATACATGAGCATTGCCAAATACACGAGCATTGCCAGATACATGAGCATTGCCAGATACATGAGCATCTTCAAATACAAAAGCATTGCCAGATACAAAAGCATTGCCAGATACATGAGCATTGCCAAATACACGAGCATTGCCAAATACACGAGCATTGCCAGATACATGAGCATTGCCAGATACATGAGCATCTTCAAATACAAAAGCATTGCCAGATACATATGCATTGCCAGATACATGAGCATCTTCAAATACAAAAGCATTGCCAGATACATGAGCATTGCCAAATACACGAGCATTGCCAAATACACGAGCATTTCCCTCTTGTGATAAGTTACTTTCACTTTCAATCCACCCTCCTAAGTCACCTTTCGTAATTCCTGCAAAAGACTTTAGATACTCAATTTGATAAAGAGTAACTCCCGCCCATTCTTTTGTGTTTGTTGTTAGTTTGTATTTCATGTTTATTTAATTAGTTGCGCAACCTCTTCTGATTGGTATCAATAATTTTATTGCTTTTTTGCTCATGTTATTATAGCCTTATAAACCTTGTCGCCAATCGTAACTGATACTTCTTGTCCTGATAATGATTCTTCTTCAATTCTTATACCTGATATCTTAAAGAATTTATCAGCATTGAAGTTAGGTAATTTCTTTATAGCTAACTGTTTCCATCTCGTTGCTTTGTTGTAAGAGTTTTGAAATGATTCTTTGTAGTCTAACTTTTTCAAATATCCTTCTGTTGTTTTGTAATTAGGATTTTCTTCTTTCTCTTTGTCCGTCATATCACTTTCTTCTATCCATTCTGTTACATCAAAATATAACCAATATGGCTTTTCTGCATTATCCCACTCCTCTACTGTGCAAGGCTTATCGAAGCAACCATACCCAGAATAATCTTCTGTTGAAAAATGTCCTGTACTATAATTTGAAATTGACCAATCTCCTGTTGACCTATTTCCTGTTGAATAATCTCCTGTTGACCTATTTCCTGTTGACCAATTTCCTGTTGACCTATTTCCTGTTGACCAATTTCCTGTTGAATAATCTCCTGTTGATGTTTTCATATTTTTTTAAATTTAAATTTATAGTAACTTCTTTTTGCATCTTTCTTTGTTTTTCTTTAATCTTTTTAAGTATTCCTCTCTTGATTCGCTCACGTAGCTTTTGTTAGTAAATTGTTCACACGCTCTTTCGCAGAAACTCATTCTGCATGGATTGTCACAGTCCTTTGCAACGCAGTATTTCTGTACTCTTTCTATCTTCTTTTTTCTTGGTACTTTTATGCCTAGCTTTGTCCTTCTCGTTCTGATTGCTAGTGGACTTCTTCCTAGCTCGTTAGCTATATCTTCATTGGTACACTTTTCTTTTATAAGCCTTGCTAGGTTATTGTCGTCTTCCTTTGACCACTTCGACCACAGCATCTCTCTGTTTTCTCTTAGCATTGTTTTGTGTTCTTATCCATTCACTTCCTGCACAAAAGTGAGGTTTGCTTTTAGTTTTTGCGTGCATACAATATTCGCACCTTTCTATTTTCATAATTGTAAGTTCTTTAGTGCTTTTTGTGTGTAGGCGATTGTGTCGTATCGTTGACCCCACTTGTTAATTCCTTGCTTGTGTACCTTGTACTGTCCAGAGTTCCACTTTAAGTATATTTGCTCGTCTGTAAGCCCTTTAGCTACCCATTTCTCTAGTGTCCTGGCTACTACATACTTCTCGTTGACTTCTGTTAGCTCTGGTACATAACCGATTGTATCTATTGCTATAGCTTTCCATGTGCTTGGTAGCATTTGCGTATAGCTTGCCAGCTCTCCTGATTGACCCTCTCGCTTTACACCTTGCGTTTCTGTTTCTATTAGTGCGTCTAGTAATGCAAGTGCGTGAGGGTTTATTCTAAAGACAATGACTCTGCTCTTACCCTTTCTAGTGTTTCCTCTGCTTCTGCCTTTTGCTCTAGTGCGTACTGTTCCTCTGCCCATAGTTGCAATACCTTTTGTCCTTGCTCGCCCTGTTTGAGTTCTGTGATGCGAGCTTGCTTTTGTTGTACTACTTTTTCGTTTGTTACCACTGTTGTGAATAGTCCTTTGTTAGTAGCGAGTAGTGCTATAAAGATTATGATGGCTACAAGTGATACTGTTTTAGCAATGCTGTAAATCTTTTTGAGTCGTTTCATAATTAGTTATTAGCTTGTTCGTAATTCCGATACATAACTCCATTGCACATTTCTGCTTGCCAGTCTGTCCAGTAAAAGCCTTCAAGTTCTTGTGATTGCTTAGTTAGCTTTTCACACTCGTATGCTTCGTTCTTGTTTAGTCCGTAGTTGATAGCTACTAGCCCAACCATTACAGCTAGTATTACGAGTAGTAGGTTTATAGTATTATTCATCGTCTTGCATTATGTTTGTAAGCGTGTCTTGGCTTTCTTTCCAAGTTGTCACCTTATCCATATCCTCGTCAATGTGTTTAAGTAAGTTTTTCATGTGTTTTCTGTTAGTTTTAATGTAACTCTTTGGCTACATTTATATAATAACACCTATGTAATAATGTACAAGTGGAGTTATCCACAGTTGTATTTTTCGATAAAATCAACCTCTAATTGCTTTTCTTTATGCTCTTGTCTTGTGTTGTATATACCCAAATCATTTAACCCCTTTGCAAGTTCTTCAAGCTCACATTTCCACTTTTTTATATCTGGTGTAAAGGTATCCTCTCGATACTTATTATCAAAGAATACCCTTGAAAACTTTTTATGTTCAAGACTAAATATAATAAATTCGTTGTAACTTCTACCCCAATCCAAAGGAACTTGAATAAAGTCAATTCTGCCTTGTCGTTTATATTTTTCTAAATAGTTTTTAATACTCATATATTTTTATTACACCCCTGTTCTTGCCCACACTAAGAAAACTAACAATAGATTACATTTGTGGGCAAGAGCCGAGGGATAATAGGATTACTTGCTAATTCTAGTACTAAAATAGAAGAAAACCTTGCGTAAAAGTATAAGTGATATATAATATACACATCACCACGAAACAAGTCTCGAACGGTTAATTACCTAAGAGGCTTTTTCTTTGAAGATGCTTTCTTTTTACCTTTAGGTGCTTTTAAGTCTTCGTCTAACCAAGCGTTTCCCTCGTAGTAGTTTTCATTGCAGTCATCGCAAACTTCTAAATCTACAAGTCCTGACTCCGTAATGGTTTCTTCATAATACTCTTTGCCTAAATATTGCAGAATTGCATCTACTTTCTTATTAAGCAAAAACATTTCTTCTGTCTGCTTGCATGTATCTTCGTGTGCGTTTTTCTTAAACGACATGATAATATCAATCCATTCTTGTAATTCTTCTTCTTTAACATTTTTATTGAACATATTTATTTCCAGTTATTTTCTTCTAATGTGTTTTCTTCGTACTCAATCGCCTCGTCTAGTGCCTTGCCTTGCATTTCCTTTGAGGGAAAAGGTAGGTGTATGCCATGTAGCGTTGTGTGTCTATTAAACTCATCGTACGCTTCGGTTACTTGGTTTTTATTCCACTCGGAAGTTTTTATACGATTAAACTTTTTCTTTCCTATTTTCCTCCAGATGTTTTTTATCATCTCTGGCGTGAAGTCTACTTCTAAGCCCTCCAAGAATACAGGTACTGATATTCCACTATCATTTAACATTCGTGCAATGTCTTGGTGATACTTGTGCATGCCTCTGTTCTGGCTAGAAGTTCTCTTCTGGTCGCCTTTTTTCCTACCAGTAATCTCAAGGTAATCCCCATCATTGCTCAAAAGGTAGTTTTTAAACTCCTCTCGTTCATAGACAAGGTCAAACTTGATAGCACCGTCTTTTACTCTCGCTTGAAAGTTATCCATAGTTTAGAAATTGATTCCGTCTAGGTCTTCTTCAATCGGTGTAGACTTGTTTTCTTTTGGTGCGTCTTCTACTTCCTTATCCTTGACTGTCGCCTTTTCCTTTTCCTCGTCAGTAAGTTGTGGTAGCTGTGTGTTCGCCTTGAGATACTTATCAATGTTTGAGTAAGTCTTATCTCCTTTCTGTGTGATTTTAGTTCCTACTCGTAGTTGCTTTCCTACAAGTGCGTTCAAAAAGTCACCATCCATTTTTGCTTCGTCTTCTGGTGATAGTTCTCGCCCTAGAAGTGCCTCAACAATTTTGTACAGTTTATTCTTTCCATTCTTACTTGAAATGTATAGGTATGTTGGTACAAAGTTTTCAAAGATATTTCTACCTCTTAGGCTTTTTCCGTCATCTTCTCCGTCTAGTAGTACAAACTGATAATTCAATATAGTTTCATATTCCTTTTCCTCGTCTGGCTTGTTCTTAGTATCAAAGGTTGGTATAACCTGTGATTTGATGTCTAATAGCTCTACTTGGTATATATCTTCTGGCAATGGTTCGTATTCCATAGCTTCCTTTTTTTCAACCTTTAATTCGCTTGATAACATATTGTTTTTGGTTACTAACTTATAAGCCTAGTTTATACTCTTGTGGTAGGAGTTGTATGCCTATGTGTGAGGCTCTGTGTGCCTCGTGGTGCGTTTTAATGTTCTGATTGGTATCAATGTACCTTTTGCTTAAATTAGCTGTGTCGTGAGTTGTTTTTCAACTGGTAAGTATTTCTTAATAGTTCGGGATTTTGATAAATATTTCCGATTACTTCTAGACTTTCCCAACCTCTCCAGTTAAACCCTAGTGCATGTTTCATTTCTGAATATTCATTGATTTTTCTTAATTTCCATTCAAAATCTGAAAACCCCACTTCTCTAAATCCAGATTCGTCTTTATGGGCATTTTTGGCTACACATTTAACTATATCCCCCTCGTAAATATCTACACCATTCTTATCCTTGAGTCCTGTGTATTGCATAACAGGATAATCATAAATTCCTTGTATATCCCATCCCGACTCTACATCTGCATATTTCCCCCCGACTAGAGTGATATTGTATTCCATGTGACTTCCATTTGAGTAGGTTATTCCCTCGCTATCTGTAAGCCACGCTCTAAATTTTAGTTCTCTCATATTAGTTATAAGTTACCCTCGCTACTCCATTAATAATTTCTACTACTTGGCGTTTCCGTCTGACTTCTTCGCCGATTTTATACCAAACTACTTTTG